CAGTAGCAGGTGCTGTAGTAGCAATACTTTTTTCTACTTCAGCAGTTTTATCAGTAAATATTGCTTGCTCTTCTTTAGTAAGGGAATTACCTTCTACAACCTTACTTGCTAAATAATCAATAATCTCTTGAGATACTGCTCCAGTTTCTACAAAAGATTTGTATTGCTCACTAGAGATTCCATCTATTTGAGTTGGTGCTGACTCTCTATTTATTTCTGTTTGTATTGGCGATGTAAAATTAGCAGCATCATAGTCTTGCAGTGCTTTATTTGCAGCAGCTAACTTTGGTCTTGTCTCCTTTATATTCTGAGGAGTCATGTTATCTTTAATAGACTCAACTTCAGCAGCAAGTACATCCCTTTCTGCTGTAGTTCCTGTCCCTTCTATTACATCATATATAGGTCGCCCCGTTTGCTTACCGTCTACAACACGCTTTGGTTTTACAATTCTTTCTACAATTATAACACCCTTCGGAACTTGGTCGCTTTCTCTTCTGTTTCCTATTTCAGTAGTCTCACTCTCTAATATTTTTCTACCAATTTCACCATTAAACACATACCCTTCAGCTTCAAGCTCTGCCTTAGACTGCTCATACCAAGACATATCTTCTTGGCTTACAGATGCCTCACTTATCGTAGCATTATTTAAAAAGTTTATTAAAGCTTTTACTTTGTCTTGAATAGTTGTAGCAGAATTAAAATCAGATTTAGCTTTAGCAACCCTCTTATTTAATCTACTTTGCTCTTTATTAACAGCAGGAATAGCAGGTGTTGTTGGGGATTGTAATTCAGATTGCTTGAACTCACTAAATATTGTATCTCTTAATCTTTTGACAGCATCAGTATTGTTAGCACCATTTTTAGTAACACCAAGAGTACCAAGCTTTACTTCTTTCATCTCACCATCAACCTCAATCTCTGTACTTAATACAATAAGAAAGTTGTCGGCTGTAGTGTTAGGGTCTTTATTTACATCAGCATCTCTAGGTACACTAAACTTTATCTTACCTCCTAATAGTTTAGATTCAGGGTCATTGATAATTTTAAGTTCCTCATCAGAAAGTAGTTTTACAGACTCACCATTGATTTTAACACTGTTAAACTCACTTGGTATTGCTTGACCATCACTAGTCAATAAAACTCTGTATGCTCCTGCTCCTTTAGTACTGCTTATGAATCTGCTATCATAACCTAAAGAATCCATTAGCTTTATAGCATCCTCAAGCTTCATAGGTTCTTTATGATTCTCAAGACCTGAAAACTTTACAACTCCAGTTTTAGCATTGTATGTATAAAGAACAACAGCATTGCTAAATATCATAGCTTCACCAGGTATAGATGGGTATCCTTCAGGAGTATATACTACAGGTCCTTCAGGGTTCTCAGTAGGTGTATTATCAGTAGGGTTTTCTGGCTCAACAAAAGTAGTTTCAGGATCAATTTGACCTTCAAGGTCTGCCTTTACATACTTTGATTTCTTTTCTGACATAAGAGAATCAAAAGCAGCAGCTACATTTTTATTGTTAGCATATAAATTAGAAAATTGTTCTGCAGTAAAAATTCTTTTTACTTCTGAAATATCCTGCTCTGAAGTAAGTTTATTTTGAATTTGTAACATCTCCCTAAAAAGAAGAGGAGTGTTAGCATATCTTTTTGCTAAGTCAGCTTCAAAGCTTTCAGAACCTGCTATTGCTGGAGAAAGATCTACTTCAGCTTTATCTGCAATACCTTTAAGCTTTGCTTTAATTTTATCCCAACCTTTAGGGTTTTTATTATTAGGATTTGCTAAAGCTTTAAGAAATTTAATATCTGAAGTAGGAGATATTTTCTTAAGAGTTGCATCTACCTCTCTTTGCTCATGCTCTGTTAATAATTCCTTTTGTCCTTTTTCTGTATGTGCATTTTGAAGAACACGATCTGCTCCAATATTTTGCAAATCGTTTATAACTATTTGTTCTTCAAGAGTAGCAATTTCAGAGTCTCTAGTTGTTAAGGGGATATCAGAAGTTTCGGTTTCAGAAGACGCAAGTGATTCTTTATCAGAAGCAATTTGTTTTTCTAAAAGCTCTATGTTTTTATCTATTTGTTCTAATGATTTATCAAAACCTTCTTTATCCTTACTTTGTTTTTTAAATATCTCTCTGTAAACTTTATAAAAATTTAATTTATAACCGTTACGTTTTACATTTAGTTTTTGCTCACTTATCTGATCTGTTTCTAAAACTTTTGAAGTCTCCTCATTTAACTTTTCATTTATATCACCTTTAGATTGAGATAGTTTATGTTTCTCATATAGTGATGCAATCTCTTGAAGTTTTACAATATCAGATCTAGATGAATCATCCATCACTCTTGAAAACTCTTCTCCTAAAAAGTCAATATCTTCAAGTATTTGAGCATCTTTCTTTCTTTTGTCTGTAATTTCTTCTGAAGATAAACCTTGTGCCTCAAGTTCTTCATCTGACATTTCAGCAAAACTGCTGTAAAAATCACGAAGGTCATTAAGTTTTCCGTTTGCAGAATATTCTATTGCTTGATTAAGTAAAGTTGAACCATCAACAAGATAAGATGTATTTATATCTAACTGATCGAGAGCTGTTTGCTTTGCAAGTGCAGCTTCTTTAGCATCGTATGTACCTGATAAACGACCATACACTTCAGGTGTACTTGAAATAGCATGAAACATACCACCACCTGCTGCACCAAGTAACATTGCTGCTTTTGCTTCTGGTTCTTGTATGTAATCATATAAACGTGTACCTAAACCTCCTAACTCAAAAAAGCTTTTCTTATCATCTAAAGCTGCTCTCGTAGCTTCTTCACCGATAACATACTGACCAAATTCTTCAGCTCCCTCAGAAGCCATTGTTTTTAAAAACTCACCGCTTTGACTTAAGACACCTTTACGAAACTCTTTAGATGATCTACTAGCAGCACTCATTCCTTTGCTTAATGTTCTATATTGAAAAACATCTTGTGCAAGATTTAACCAGTTTGCTTGCCATACATCTCTAGCGGCTTCACCAGCTTTTGCTTTCGCTTCTTCTTCTGAATACCCTTGAGCAAGAAGTTCTTGTTCAACACCTTTAAAGTTTTCATGTGCTTCCATAGTACTTTCTAAGTACCTAGAGATAACAGCAGAACCACCTTGTTCTAAAATACCTGCTGTTTCTGTACCATAAAGAAGTTTGTTTAACCCTTTAATTGCTTTATTAGAACTTTTAACACCTTTAGCAACTTTACTTCCAGCAGCAGCACCTCTTATAGCTTTGCCTATAGCTCCTGGTATTCTCATTGTACCTGCTACAGGAATCATTAAAGAAAGTGTTGTACCTAAAGTTGCAGCATTATCTGCCCACCATGTAGAATCAAATGGAGCCCATCCTGTTTGAGCTTCCTTTGAACGATATGTAGGCATCTCTTTATTAAGATCTTCTTTGACTTTATCTACAGCATCACTAAACCAATTACCAAAATCACTTTCACCAGCAGTAAGACCTTCTCCTACATTTTCGTAGTCTAAAACCATTCCCATAGCTGATACTGTACCTAAAGCAACTTCATTACTGAATTGCCCTAAAGCATTAAGCCATCTTGAACCACCTTGCTCATCAGCAAGTTGAGCCTCAAGATCTCTTTCAGGTCTAATATTATTATCTAATTCAGCATAATTTTCACCAAAAGGATCTTGCACCTCTGGAGATGACATAATATCCATTGTTGGTGCAGGAGCTTCTGCAGGTCTTAACCTTAAAGGTTTTGTAGGGTCTTGCTGAGTAGGAAGAGATGTGTTATCAATATTCTCCTGTCCTAAAACTTCAGTATCCTTTATTAAAGGAGTGAGTCTTGGTCTTGCCATTTAAGATTTTATTTATTTTTGATTTACATCAATTGCATTACTATTGAGTCCTGATTGAGCAATTGCTACTGCTATTGCTACCATTGAGTCTGATGTCTCATTATTTTTTGCTATATCACTCCGTGAGTAACCACCATTACTTTTTCTTTGTAATACATTGCTTTTAAACTCTGACATAATGTTTGTTATCATAGTAGAATTTACTTCACTTAATTCTAAAGTTTTTGCATTAGTATTTAATGCTTCAATAATACTTCCTGGATTTTCAGGTACACCTTTTAATGCTCTTAATGCTTTATTAAATGTAGCATTTTCAAAAGTACCAGAAGAATTCTTTTTTGTTACATCCCACTCATTCCATCCACTACCTCCATTTACAAATAAATGGGAAGAATAATCTATTTGGTCTTTGGGACTTAGTTGATCTACAGGGGATTCAATAGCTTCCGCAGTTGACGCAAAGCCTATCTGCACTTGTTTAGCTGCAGAAGCATTAGATTGTGTATTCAAACCAAACGCACCAACATCAAAAGACTCTACATCAGAATATTCAATACCTAGATTTTTAACTGCGTTTTGTTCAGCAGGAGTCATAGTTGCTCCAGTAGTACTTTGAGTAAGATAAGGAAGTGCTACTGCAATATCTCTTGATACTCTTAACATCTCTTCTTGACTTAACCTTGTAAAATCTTTATGACCTTTGGCTTCTATAATTTGTATTTGATTGTTGTCATCATAAGTAGCAACTTTACCTGTAAAGTTATAATAAGGGCTACCTGATTCATCTAAACCTTTTGAAATCATAGCACCTTCATCACCACTAAAAAATTCTTTTGCTTCTTTTTGCATATCAGCACTTAAATATACTGATCTTTTTTCTAAATTATTGGGTATAAGATCGTAAGCTGTATCTAATATAGCATCTTGATATAATAATTGAGCTTGTTCTGAGGAACCCATTTCATTCATAAACTCTTGTGTAATATCTACTTGATATTCTTTATTAGTGCGATGATCACCTTTGTTTTCACCATCTTTTATTTCTTTATTTATATGCCCACTAGCATAAACTTTAAAACGATTTTTTCCTACAAAATCAAATTCTATAAATTCTGGGTCAAACTCACCACCCTTAAAATTAATTTCTTTATCACCTCTGTCTTTAAGTGTTTCTAATTCTTTTTGTGATAACTCAACACCACTAGTAGATGTTTTTCCACCAACTTGAAAATTAGTTTTAGCAAAACCTGAAAAGAGATGGTGTAAAGGGTTTACTTGAGTAGTAATACCAACCTTATCTTTATCTTGTAAATGTATTCTATTATTATGGTAAGTTCTAGAACCGTAGTGTTCTTTCATTTGAGCATCTACACCCATTTCCATCATCTTAATAGGATTATCTGAAAGTGAATAACCTACGTCAGAGACTCCTTGATAAATAGCAGCATCCCCTTCTGCTTTAAACTCCATCCACTTAGTATCAGCTTGTTTACCTGCCCATTTAAACCATTCAATAGGGTCATCTAAAAAATCATTTGGAGCATCTTCATACATATTTGCTGCTTCTTCAACTTTTAATTTTTCTTCATTAGACATGGTTTTAAACTTCTCTCCCATTTCATCGGGATCAAGATTGTTTACAAGGTTTTGCAATAAATATTGAGGACTACCTATTGGTAAATTAGGATCTATACCTTTACTCTTTAATGCTGATTGCATTAATCTTTCTTTTTCTTCAGGTTTTAATTCATAACTACCATCCTCATTAAATTGTACTTTGTTTTTATTTGATAAACTAAGTGCATTGTATGCTTGTGTTCTAAAATGATAAGCTTTATCAAGACTTTCTGACAATTCTCTTTTTCTAAGATCTTTTTCTTTATCCATTTCAGATTTTGTTTTTACAGGAACTCTTGTTTCTTTTCCGTTCTCATCTGTACCTAAATAATAATCTTTAGAAGCACCATCTGCATTAGTTCTAAGTTTGTATTCATCATCTACACGCTTATTAATTGCAACCGTTTGTTTGGTTTTTGCACCTTTATCACTAGGGTTTACAATAGAAGCTTGAAATGATTCTCTATCAGAGAAACCTAAATTTTTGTAAAATACTTTTTCTCCACCTTCAGCAAGCTCTGCAGATAAAACTCTACTCGCCTCATTACCTATAGCGTTATTAGGACCTAAAAATGCAGCACTATTACTACTATTAATACCGTCCTCTAAACTCTTACCTTTTGTAACTTTTGTTTTATTACTATTGTGTGTATATTTTTCAGCCTCTGTAAGGAAGTCATCCTTAAAGTCAGGAAGAGTATAAACCTTTCCTTTTTCTGCAAACTCTTTTTGTCTCCAATTAATGAATTTTTGAGTTTGAGGATCTGCATCAGATGGTTGGTCTATATTCCATCCGTCAGAACTTAGCTTATTAATATCAGCACCTGCCTTATCTAAAAACTGTTGTGCATCAAGATACTTACCATCTCTAGTTATCCAGTTACCTTGAGGGTCTTGTGTCATACCCTGAGTAATTACATCTTTTACAGGGTCAATAAAAGTTTTAAATGCGACAGAAGAACCTGGATTACTCATAGCACCGTAATCAGCCATTGTAGGAGCAACACCCGCAGCTATCTGTTCATCAGTGTAACCTAATGTATGTTCTCCTGTAGTAGTATTATAAGACTTATGTGTATAATAATCACCATAACCTTCTTCACCTGTTTGATTAAGAATAGGTTTCATGAGATCACGATCTGCATTTACAAAATCAGCACGTGTATCACTTTGCCAATTAGAAGATAATTCAGATAAACCTCTGACAGCTCCTCTAACATCACGAGTCTCAGCAAAGTTATTTACAAGATTGTCAAGTTGTTCTTTTCTTTCTTTGTTTACTGCCTTAGCTGTTCTACGACCTTCAACAGAAAGACCAGGCTTTATTACAGCATCAGAATATGCTTTACCAATAGCAGAATCTATTTGATCAAACCTTTTTTGTTGATGTTGAGCTAACCCCATCATCTTTTCCATAGGGTATGGATCGTATGTTTGTATAAACTCAGGTGCTGTATATTTTGTAAATCTATTTATTCCCATAATTTAACTCTTATATTGTGAAAATTTTTCATCAAATACGTCTTCAAACATTTTTTTAACATTTGCATCATTACGTTGCATATTATATTCCCTAAGACTACCTTGACCCATTTGACTCATTGCAGCAAGTGCTTGGTACTTCATTGTTCCCGCAGCACCTTTATTACCTGCTTCATCAATCATTCCTCGTATTGCATTTTCATTATTATATTGTTCTGCTTGATTAATGATACCAATTCTTTGATTAGCTACATTCTCTTCTACACCTGCTACTGATTTAGCTTGCTGAGTGGCTAGTGCAGATAATGCACCTAAATCAAGTTTACCTTGTAATCGTGCAGTATTTTGTGCTGTAGTAAATGCAGTATTTACTTCATTTCTTTGAGCATGTGCAGTGGGAAGCGTAGGGGAAATTGACGGGTATCTTACTCTATCATATGAGTTTGCATCTCTTAATGCTTGAGCTAAAGGAGCCATACGTGCGGCATAAGAACCCAAAGAAGATATCAAGTTGTTATAATCTGGTCTATTAAGATTAGGGTTTCTACTTTGTGCAGGTTCTTCAAAATCAGCAACATCTTCTTCTTCTGTTACTGGAACACTTCTGTCATCAATTGTGAAATCAAGATTGTTAGGACTATTAAAATCAGCAACATCAGACTCTTCAGTTACTGGTACACCTCTTTCATCAATCATAATTTGAGATGGGTCTTCATAAGGTCTAATATTTTCATAAATAAATTCACCAACCCCTCTATCTCTATTATTTGCCTCAATTTCTTCTGGAGTATAATCAGCAGCACTTGCTGCTCTTTCAGCTTCTATTTCTGCATCTCTAGCAATAGCATCTTCTTCAAGCATAGAATATTTTCTAGCATCTGCAAAATTATCAATAGAAATATTATTTTCAAATTGATTTGAGTCAGGAAAGTCAGTATCGTTTCCTATATCTCCAGGTTCATTAGGATTTGTATAAATACGATCTCCATAAGGACGTTCGTCATCACCATCTGTTATTTGATTGAGCTCATTAAGAACCTTATGTATATTATCTTTAACTAGTGTTCTATCAATAGCAAATCTTGCACCCCTACCTCCATCTGGTTTCATAGCAGCTGCTATTGTAGGAACTTTTTTGGCTAACCACGCCATTCTTTCTTTTGTTCCATTATCCCACATAGAAATAGCATCTTCACCATCTACTTGATAATCATCATTCATAAAAAGATTATTAAGCATTGACTCAATACCATCTACGGTTTCACCGTATAATTTAGATTTCTTATCTAAATATTCTGGTTCTTTTGGGTCTTGTGTAGCCATGTTTTCATTGTTTGTATTAGTTGTAGGTTCTGCATTAGCATAATAATTATTCCACCAATTTTCTGTAGCAACTTGTTGTTCTTCAGCAGATTCAAAGCCTCCAAATAATTCATTATTAATATCTTGTGATGTAGGGTCTCCGTTGGCTCTTGCCATATTATCTGTTACAGGATTAACAGATCCTTGATTTTTATCAAATGTACTAGCAGCTCTTTTATTTCTTGCTGCAATACCATTATAACCGTCATCTCCTTCTTCTAAAACTTTTCCTCCTGCTTTTAAAAGATTAGGACTTGTAACTATAAATTCTGCAATCTCTTGGAAATTTTCACCTTTACCTTTATTTATTACATCCCATAAGCCACTATCTCGTAAATTACCAGAACCGTTTCTATAAACAAGATCTACAAGAGAATTGTATTGCTCTTGAGATAAAGATTCTATAATTTCAGAGTTAACATTATTATTTACTGTATCCACTCTTTCTTGAACAATAGCTTCTCTAATTTCATTAGCCTCATCTTCTGACATTCTTTTTATGGGAGTACCATCAGCTTTCCAGTATTCTTTCCAACTTGGAATACCGTTTTTACCTGTAAGAGCGTCTTTTGTGTATCCATATCCTATAGTAGTTTTACCTGTTACATCAGGATATGCCACACCAATAAAACCTTCATTTTTAATAAGACTCTTAACAAGAGATGGATTTACACCACCTTTAGCGTAATATCTTTTATTCATGTTGTTCATGCCATGTACTCCACCTTGAGCAAAGTAGTTAGTATTATTTAAAGATTCTGTATATGCTAAATCATTCATTATATTAGATTCAACATCAGGGTCTACAACATCTCTAATTGGATCATTTTCTATTACATTCATTTGAGGCAACATCACACTATTATATTTATCAGAATAATAAGACTTGCCACTTCCTTCTCCTATTATATCTAAAAGACCAGGCATATACTCTAATCTTTTTTTAGCTTGTCTATTTGCATTTGCGGGTCTTTCCCACTTTTTAGTAAAATACTGTGATGCTAAATTAGGATTATCAAAATCTTGAGCTAAATAGTTTTTAGTTTCATCTTCAGTCAGTGCAAAATCAATTTGACCTTTCCAATTGTTTTGCCAATCAGGAACAGTATCTACAAAACTTTTTCGCCTTGAAGGGTATGTATATTGAAAAAGTCCTAAACCTTTTTTATCATTGTCAAGTTGTGATGCTCCTTCTTTTATACCATGTTGAAACTTGCTTTCTTCTACAATATTAGAAAGCATTCCCATAGCATGCTCGTGAGAAACACCCTTGTCTATTGTAAGATATTTATATACTTCATCGGGATTTACAGATGCGTTAGCTATCTTCCTTTCAAGTTTACTTTTTTTAAGAGGAGGCATAATTATTAAACTTTTATTTTTTTCTTTTAGGCATTTTAATGTTTATAGCATTTCCTGCCATAGCTTCTTTATCAACAAAAGGACTGTTATTATGCGCCCACGCCATAAGATCTTCTAAACTAACATCTTTTAAAATTTCTGAAAGAGGTTTCTTTCCAAAATTATAATCAGAAATAATACGACCATCTTTAGTAGCTGCCGCACCTATAAGATTTCTTATAATGTCTGGTTTGTGTGTAAGTTTAGAAAACATGCCAGCTTTGCTAGTATTAGTACTTCCAACTTTGTCATGATCATCATAACTTATAGTATGTGATTTTTCTCTAATATTGTATAAATCTACTGCAGATTTATATTCTTCTGGTGTCATATCTGCTTCAGTAAAAGGTTTATTACCTCCAAAAAAAGTATACGCATACTGTTCTGCATTAGCTGGTATCATGCCGTAATCATTTGAACCAACACCTCTTTTTTTATTCCTACCTCCGATATACTCACTTGAATAAGCATTTCCTGTAGGTGATACAGCTACTCCTGTAGGTGCACCTGTAGGACCCATAGGTGGATCTGTTTCTCTAAAACCTCCTTTTGCATAATAATTTTTTTGTTCAGAAAGTGGAATTACAAACTCTCTATCAGAAGCCCTACTTAAAGATTTGTCATAATTTTGATAATTTTTTAATTCAGATTTGGGAACATTAAGCTCTATAATTTCTGGATTTAAAAACTCCCTATCTTTAGTATACCAATCTAAATCTTTTTTATCATTTGTAAACCATTCTCCAAAATGTTTTTCTCTATCATTAAAATGCTTAATAGATTGTTCATTTTGAAAATGTTTACCTAGCTTACCTTCTTTAGCTAATTGAGCTGTAGGTTTGGCTCCTTTTTCTTGGATTCTCCAAAGTTTTTGAAGCTCATTTGATCTATTTAAATTTGCAGCTGCTCTAGATATTCCTGCACCCGCAACTCCTCCTACAAGCTCTGATGCAATAAGTTCATTGTGAAAATCTTGACTTTGACGATTACCCATAAACTGTGCATTAGGAGAACCTGGACTATTTTGAGATAAAAAACTAGTTGGAGGGTAATCTACTGTTCCTGAGTTATAAGGTTCTTGATTTTTAACTATTCCAGATTGAAGTAATTTTTGATAATGTGCAGCATCTATTTCTCTTTGTCTTATAGCTGCATCTTGAGCTATAATATTTTCTACATTTAGGGGAAAAATAGGTGGATCTGTTTCATTTACACCACCTGGTTTAAATTCTTTTTTTTTTACTAGTCTACCTCCACCGTTTTTAAAATTATAACTTTCACCAGTTTCATTATTCATTAATGTATTCGGTCTTATATCAGGATTATCAATATTTCCTACCGCTTTAGCCATTGTAGGTTCTACATATTCAGGAGATCCTACAAACGGGTTTTTTTGTAAAGATTCTGGATTGTAATAATTTCCTTTTTGTGCGTATTTACGCGGCTCGTTGTATAAACCAAAACCTTGATTTGAACCATAATCATCACAAGGATTTTGTATCATATTTCCATAATACTGAGGTGCTGATGGTCGTGCTTGCATTTCCTGCATACGCATTGTATTATTAAGTTGACGACTTGCTGCAACACGAGACTGAGGCATGTTTGTCCCAACGGAAGGTTGAGGTGTATTTGTTTTAATGTTAAATCCTGGAGACAACGATGAAGCTCCTATATTTCTTTCTCCAGCAATCTCATTTCCTAAATCATCATATACAGGATAAGAAGGCCCACCTTGTAAATCTTGATAAGTAATACCTGAATGTAATCTATCAACATCTCTTTTAAATCTCATGCGAGCATGTTTTTCTGCAAATGTTTCTTCATTACCTCCTGTTACAGGGTCAGTCTCTATACCTCCACCGTTTGCGTAGTAACCGTAGACACCTTTATTTTTAGGTAATGCACCGCCTTGTTTGGCAAATTTATTTGCTGGTGTACCACCTAACTGTTTTAAACCTTGATATCTATCTTTATCTATTAATTCTGTGCTGTCAACATCTCTAGCTATAGCATCCCATTGCTCATCTCTTCTTTCTTCTGCATTTTTCTGCATAAGATCAGCTTTAAATTGATTTTGAAGTCGCTCATTTGCTTTTGCATCTTGCATCCCTCTCATAATGGGTCCTGCAAACATACCTATTGCAGCACCTGCTGCTTGCCCATAAGGACCTGCTGCTTTTCCCATTTCTGCCCCTTGTGACATACCACCCACAGCTTCGCCCAACATATCAGTTCCCGAAGCCCAATTATATGTAGGAGCAATTGACTTTTGTCTTGTATTTCCTTTTTCTGCTATGTACCCCACGCTACCAGTGTCAGTTCCTGGGGAAATAGCTTGTGCTGCATCAGCACCTAATTTCAAAGCTTTTTGAACATCTCCAAAACCGCCAGGACCTCCTGTAGCACTTCCTGTAGCTTCAGACTGACTATCAATTTCATCTATTGTTGGTAATGTACCACCTGGAGTTCTCATTTGAGCACCACCAAATTCTGGCGCATATTCATCAGGAGTTAATTTATTACCTTCCATTCCTTTCATAGTCATTGGTGTCATAGGAAACTGATCTTCTGCAAGAGATACATCTGGATTTTGCATATTTAATCCCTCTCCAGATGTCGTATAACTAGGAGGTGTTATACCATACTCACCCATTTGTTCTAATGACAATGAAGGATTAGGTATATCAAACCCATCGGTGTTAGGCATTTTAAATGATTGATAAGGACCTCCATCATACATAAAAGAAGAATCTGTACCCATATATCCCCCTGTTGCATATTTATTTACACCACCATTACCAAGATTAGTTACTTCATCTATCTTTTTTTTCGTTAACCCTTCACCATCAATACCTTTATCAATCAAACCTCCTGGCATAAAAGCCATTGCACCACCATTGAAATACATGTCTTTAGCACCACCACAAGCATACTTTACACCACCATTCTTTGCTTGACCTTCTTCATACATATTACGAAAAGGGTCAACACCTTTTTCGTTTACAGAACGCTGTGCATGTGTAAGTGCTTGCTCTCTAGCTATTTGTTCAAATGTAGCAAGAGCAATAGGATCATCTTCAGCTAATCTAGTATTACTGTTAAGTTTCTTATATTCTTTGGCAAGAAAATCTCCTTCCGAAGATTCCTTGTCAAAAATATATTCATTTCCTGATGTTCCAATTTTAACAGCGTATTCACCTCCTTCAACTTCGGATCCTTCGGTGTAATCTATTCCACCGAGTTCGTGAGGCATACCTTTAAAAGACTTCAACTTCATGATTACAAATATAATTTATTGGGATTCATTTGTCAAGTACATTTTTATAATATTACTTAAGAATCTTTCTAAAAAGATTCATTATATAATGTAACCTAAACTCTTTATCATTGTTATTTAAGAACTCAAATTTTTGTTTTACGTAGTGACTACGTATTCTGTTCTTACTATTTTGAGCATACGTAATTGCATGTTTCCATTCTCTCATCAAACGTTTAAATACAGTACGTATACCAGTTGTTTGATAAGTATTATATATCTCAGCTTCAGAAAATGTTTCATCTGATATTTCAGTACCATCTTTATCAAAAACTTCAGTAAACCATCTAATGTTATCAAATATTTTAGTGATAAACGGTTCTTTATTTACTACTGTTGTGATAGATGATGTTGACGGATCTTTATCATAAAATACACCTCTGTCTCCTTGCTCATGTATATACATTTGTGAAGGCACACTAAAAGGTTTAGGAGTAAATATGTTCTTATCATCATTAATATACATAGTAGGAAGAAATGATCTATATGATGCAAATACATCATCTACATCACTATAAGCAAGAGTAAATGAATTTTTTTCTAAAATATATTGACCTATTTTATTAATATACTCTTTACTGTTATAAGCAGTAATTAAATATTCTTTATTAACATAATCATATGTTGATGATATACCAGCTCTATCATTTATAATAGGATCATTATTTAATATTTCACCTCTTGTGTTTTTATACAACCAAGAATTTATTTTTCCTTTTGAAATATCACGCAACCCTTGTTGTGTAAACATATAAAGACCTGCGTCTTTTTTATCAAAAAATAGCACCCCACTTGGTGATGTAGCAAAACTAAACTGATGCCAACTACCTACAGATTCAGAAATATAATCAAACCTTGGGAGCACTCCTGACTTACCAAGTATAATACCTAAACCTGCTTGGTCAGCAGTAAGTGCTCTTTCATTTACTGATACTACACCGAAACCGTTTTCTTGCCATGCATACAATGTATTATTGTTTGTAACAAGTTGTCGTATTTCACCAAAAGTACCTTGAATATCTATATATTTTTCAGCATCAAACACTCTAAAAGAATCATTTTCTTCACCATATACTTTAACATTAGATGCCCATATTCTTGTAGGATATACAAAACTATTTTCTGTTAATGTTAAAGGTAAAGGAAAGGATCTTTGAACATCCATTTCTTCCGAGTAAACATAATTATATTTAAAAGTTTCTCCACCAACATCAAGAGGGTAATCTTCAGCATTAGGAAAACCAGTCTCGGTATTAGCAAATAACTCCCCGCTTGGATTTCCATAGTTTTGAAGAGTATTATTAGGTGCCTCTCCCCCTCTAAGATCAGTATTAACAAATGATTCTACAGGATACCACAAACCTACTCCGGATCTCCAGAAACCAAATAAATCATGCTGAAAACCTTTAGCCATCTTAAGAGTATCAAATACATTTACAAATGTATCTCCACCAAAAACTTTAAATGTTTTTGTAAGATCATCTACGGGTGCAGAAACTTCTGTGCCTGTACTTATATATACATTACTTGCTCTTGCGGAATATGATTTACCTCCGTATTGATTAGGAACATCTCGTATATAATTTGCAAGTAGTTTATCAGGTCTTGTAGCTACTTTAAATGTCCCTTGTTCATTATGAGACTGACCAAGAATACTATCAAGAACAGTATGGTATATATATCTCTCTTCATCTCCAGGCAACCATCCTGTCATCGCAAAAGAATTGTTATTAAAAGGTCCTGTATTATAATTAGATTCTTCTATCAAACGAATACCTTCATCTAAAGTGATTACAGTAGTAGATGACCCATCAGACGCTGATACAGCAGGAAATGTAGATTGTAAAGGAGATATTACTCTACTTCTATTTTCAAATTGAAATTCAAAATTATTAAAGTAAAAAGAATTTGCGTTAAGACCGTATTTTTGTAAGTAAAGACCGTCTGTTACAAGTATTTCTTTATTTTGAATATCATCAGGAAGAGGAGTAAGATTATTTAATTTCCAAAATTGATAACCACGATTCCACGTTTGGCTTCCAGTATTTCCGTAAGCACCATCCTGTTGTTTTAACCCTGCTATAAGTTTTATTCTATCTCCTGATTGGTGACCAAGAGGTCTTCCAAAAAGAAAATCAGGCGAATGAAAACAAAATGGTTTCAGAGTTTCAAACATTGCATTTGAACCGCTTCCTCCTATGTGTTTCCACGCTATTGCCCGTTCATATTCATTGTATGTATCTATAAGATTATTATACTCATCATGTATAGGTAAATTAAGAGTTTCTTGGTGAAATCCGTTTTCGACTTGACCACTAACTTGGAATGTACTATCTCCTAAAATAGGATAATACATTAGTGGATCAAAATTGGCACTGCTAAAAGTACTTGTTGCTACCTGAGCAACAGTTTGTTGTAAAATACCTTGTGCTAATATTGTGCGTTGACCAGGATCAAGCTTTACTCTTTTTATTTTATAAGAATCTATAAGTTTACTTACTTCAACAGGTATAACTACAGTAAATTCAACTCCTAATTGATAAGTATTTTCTTGGTCACCTGTTATAAAAGTTTCTTGATTGGGGTCATTTGATGTAAAAATATCTTCGTATATCTCAGGCATTTGGATATCGGCTATCCATTTTGCATAACCTTCTATACCATCTTTTACAGGAACCAATGCAAAACGATATGTTTCACCTCTTCGGTATCCCCTATATATATGATTAGTCCAAGGTGATTTATGATCTTTATAAAAATCTCTAACATAATCAATTCCAGTACCTAAATTATCAGTAAATGGACCAGTACTATAAGGATGTCTAAAAGGATAATTGTCAATTCCATTTATATCAACATCATCAGTGTGAGTTACTTTATTAGTAAATTTATAACTGATATGGGGTCCTTGCCCTCCTATTACAGGATTTCCGTTAGAATCAAGATAATATTGGTATTTATAAATATCTTGATCATTATTAATTGCATCAGAATCATGATCAAGTGCAAATGGATCTGAAATATCTATTAATTCTTGTGATGTTATTGATATAGGATTACCATCATCTTTTCTAAGATCATGTTCTTGGATAGCATTAAATCTATATGCGCGTGTGTCAAAATCAAGATCAAAAGGACTGCCAATGGTATTTGCTGCAAAAAGAATATTATCTTTTTGTGCAATAGTATGGCATATATCAAATGTATTCCTAATAGCTGTAAAATCAATTTCAGTTACCGAAGCTACTTCTGAATTTCCATCATAAACATATGTTATTGTAGAATTAGTTTGTATGCTTGCAGTAATCATTTCTATTACTGGAGAAACATTTTCAGCAATTTTTTTAATAACTATAAAAGTTAAAAGATCAAATGAAGTATCTACATCGGTAACTTCTATTTCTATAGATACTCCTGTTTGACTTTCAGGAGCTGAACCTATGTAATTTGTATAACCTGTAGTAGTATTATCTGGAATATTATCTGTTATAAAAATGCTATTTGATGTAGGAGCGTAAGGTGTAATAGCTCCTGAAGAGCTTTCGAGATAATAAGAAAATTGATAGTGACCTGCTATCAATCCTGAACCTGCAGCTATATTTTTTAAATAAGGACTTTTTAATACTACTTCAGATTCAACATTTATAATGTCTGGATCAAGAGCCATAACATTAGGGTCGTCTATATTGAAACTCCTTAACGGATTCATTCTATCAGTAAAATATACTCTATGTATAGAAGGTCTTTCATAAACCATTTCTACACCTCCAGGGTTTGCAATTGGTTGAAGTGTAGTAAAATGTAAATTATCAGAGTATATTAGTTCAATAGTTGCATCAAAACTTACTTCATCATAAGTAAGTTTCCAAAATGCTCCTATCCCTCCTGTACTACTTGAATCATTAGTAGTAAATAATATAAATATATTATTTGATGTATCCCATCCTATTATTTGTTGATTGGATTGAACTTGTTGTATTTCTACAATTGAATATGAAAGTTGAACATTTGTTATAGTAAAACTATTAGACCAAATGCGTATTCTAGTACCACTTCTTGCGGCATTAAGATTAAAAAGTGCAAACGTTGGGTCTTCAAGAATTGATTCTTGAATCTTATCAAGATAATCATCTATATCTACAGCAGTTCCTGTAAATACATTTCCTGTAAAAGTTCCTACTGAAGTTGTTATAGTTATTGCTTCAGACCAATTTGATGGTAAGGCAATATCTTGTATATTAACTGTAAATAATGTAGGTGTATCAGGAACAGTAAAAGAAAGTTTATTACCCTTTACATTTGATATAATATACTCAGATGCACTATCACCCGCATTGAGTTTCATATCTTGAGCATCCTCATATGAATCTTCAGGACGTAACGTTTCTGCTACATCCTTTATCATTCCTTTTGCAAATGTATTAAGTGTGCTATCCATTATCTTCTAAGATTAGAATGATTTTTAATTGACTGTCCTACACTTGTTCCTTTGTATCCACCAGGATGTTCATTTTCAAATGATACAATCCTTCTGAATTGATTTTTAATACTTTCAACTTTATCTTTATTAGGAATAAGTGGTCGCATTTGAGCTTTACCTACATACCAATCTCTCTCTTGTTTAAGTAGTTGATATGCTCCAGCTTGTATCTTTCCTCTCATAAGAAGACGAAATCCTATTCTTTCAGCAACATAATTTGTAGCTGCTTGCTTAAATGATTCATCATCAGGAACCATAGGGAACCCTCTCTCATCAGTAGGGAAAGCAAGATATGCCATCTCTATTTTACCTTCATTAAAATTGGTAAATATGTAATTGTTATTTACTTTATAGGTAAGATCACTAGAACATGTTAGGTCTCTACAACCATCTGTATGTCTAGCAAAATGAAAACTATCGGTAGAATATCTAACAGGAACTCCTTCGCACGTGCGTGTTTGTATAATACGTATAAGGTCACAAGGTAACTCACCTCTACCATTTACTATTTCAATACGCGGTTTATCTGTACCGTCAGTTATTCTTTCAATATACTGCATGGGAGCATTAATAAGATCAATAACACTTCCAATCCATTCAGCTACATCAATCCAATCTATATCAACTTCAAAACCAGTATCTCTAAATACTCTTTCGACAATTGACTCAAGGCTCACATACTTTCCATTTAACATCTTACAGCATATCTATAATTGTAAAAACATCTTCACGTGACATATCACGTTCATCTTTTTCCTTTTCTTCTTCTTTGTTTAAAGGATTTTCTTTTGAGTAAAACTTTTTTGTTTCATCAAAATATTCACTATCACATTCTGAACAACCTCCTTCTGGAGTTTTCATTCCGTATTTGTGAATACTAACAATAAAGCCATTCTCAATTTTTTCAACATTAACCTCCTTTGTAATACCATCAACGGTTTCACTCATTCGGCTAACACCTTCTGTTTCTTTCATTCCATGCATAATATTATCTTTCAAAAAAATCAACTTTTATCAATGGATCTTTCATTGCTTTTGCAAGATCCCTTTTAACCTGCTTTACAGGTACGAACTTATATCCAAATATGTTCTTTACCCTAGCTTTCTTTTTCACCCATCTAAACGATGCTACATAACCTCCTGAGTGTAAATTTCTGTGATACACGTATCGTTTATTTTCTTTTGCTTCAGGATTGTCTTTCCATAACTTATTAGTCTCGTTAAAATCAATTGCAAGATTCAATCTTCCATTCTCTTTCATTTTAACTGATGGTTTGTTTTTCATAATACCTAAAGAACCCAGGTTGTAAGGCATTACTATAAACCTATTTTTTAGTATCATATTTTCAACAAGCTTCTTATTAAAATCAAACACTGCAGCATTGATAACCTTTTGAGGTATTACATACCCAAACTGTTTCTCAACAGAGTCAAGATTATCTACATAATGTTTGTAGATGTCATTAGAACCTATATCAATAGTATTTCTAGGCATTATTTAGATGGTGGAGCACTCATTTGTTGTGTATGAGCAGCA